TTAGGTGAACGTAAAGCTAAACTAGCTGGAACTGTCTCTGCTACTTCATAATCTAACTCATAAGCTACCGAATCTGAAATAGATTCAACTATGTTTAGCGTAGCTTTTTTACTAATCTCTGCAGGTAACGGTTCATACAGTTTTACAACTACAGCTTTTTCATTTGCGCTATCTAACGTATCTATATTAATTGCAATTAAGATACTATTGTTCTTAAAGTTTAATCTAAACTCGCTAAAATCTGATTGGTCTTGAAGTCTGCTTTTTACAGAATTCGTGTAACTAACGATCTGTTCTGATGTAAGCTTCTGCGTAAGTAATCTTAACTCTGTTCTATCAGCAGATATGCTGTCTATATAGAAATCTAACGAAGATTTATCGCTTGTATATAAATCATTTAAGAAGTGATAAAGTACTTTAACTCCTCCAAAGGCAAATCCGTAAGTTAATGCATCTTGAATAGGATCGATAGTAAGTACAGATGCTCCTTCTTTTCCTGCAGATTGCGCATTTGCTAATAAAGTATAATCAGTATAGTCGTACTCGCTCTGTAAGAGCGTATCTGCTAAGTCTAGTATATGTAACTCTGCGAAATTCTTATTAGAATCGAATACACTATTTACTTGATAACTCGTTACTAGATTTTTATCAGAGTCTTGATATTGTTCAAAACCTGGTATGCTTTGAGGCGAGTCCTGACTAGCTTTGTATGTAATATCTGCCATCTATGTTATATTTGTTTCTAGGTTAAGTATCTGTTGATTTAATCCTAGATTTTCTTGTCTTAATTGTGCTATTTCGTCTAATAGTGGTTGAATATCTTCTGTAATTGTATCAAAATTTAATAACTCGGAACTCTTTGTTACTAGGTATTCATGTGAATTTGTTGGACCTGTTACGTCTATTACGTAATATAACTCCTCGTATAATCTAAAGAATTCTTCTGTAGTATCCAACCCCGTATTTATTACAGGTTGAGTAAAAGTACTGAATGAGTTATCTACTACCTTTAGAAACTCAGTTTTACTTAAGACTGTCCTCTGTACTTGAATATCATTATCCATTTCTTACTACTTTAAAAATATTTTGATTATCAACTACTGTTGTACTTCCATCTAAAGTTGTCTTAACTAATATACGGTAATATCTCTCAGGCTGTAACCCATCCATATATACGTCAAAAAATGCTCCATTTGAATCGCAACTTATTTTTGTAAATCGTGTATCAAAATCCACTACCATCTCCTCTGTGTTCTCATCTCTCAGTCCCCAATAAGAAGCTGAAGGAAGAGCATAATTTGTCAAATATGCTGATGAAGTTGTAAAGGATCTTACTGGATATTTAGGTCTTGCCGATAATCTAAATCTCTGTTTACCATTGTCTGCGTACTTTGATTTATTATTTGTAAGATTTATTATTGAATTACTGTTTGATAGCACCGATAATGATCCTGTAATATATGTACTGTCGTCCCACTTAAATTCTAAAAATGGTGGATAGATTGTATTTGTATCTGCACTAAAGTATTTCAATCTTATAGATGCTGATAGATTATACTCAAGATCGTTCGGGAGTTTTATTATAAACCCGTTATTACTTAGTGTGTTATTGTTAAATAACTTTATTGCCTCTGTTACATTTATATCTACATCGTTAGATGAATTTAATGTATGTGACTGAGTAGACTCTAAATTAATACCTGCTGATCCTGTATACCAATTTCCTCCTCCTGCAGTTGATCCTGATAAAAAGGAACCTGTAGTACCTGCTGCGAAACCTGTTGTTGTCCACGGAGCTGATTGTCCTACTTGTTTATATTGCCAAGACACTCCAGTTGTATTTGTTGGAATATCTCCAAACTTACCTACACCATTATCCCATGATCCGTAGATTGGATAAGCATATAAATTATAATCTACAGGTACCTCGTAAGCATCTGCTAGGTATAAACATAAGCTAGCGCTATAATTAGCTGCTCCTATCTTAGTTGATATTGTATTTTGAATTTCAGAGGTACTGTATTGAGTAAGTAGTCGGTTTGTTGCTCCTACGCCTGAGATATCTGTATATCCTCCTATTTCAATAATTTCATCCTTACCAGCGTTTCCTGTTGGTACTTCTGATGAGATAAATGTATCTTTTTCAGGAAATATTCTATATACTGCCATTTTATAGTGTTGTTATTCTTCCTTTAATATCTTTATCTAAAAACTTTACTTCGAATATACACGGATCATATGATGGATAAACTACGTTGTTTCTAGTAGCTCCGCTAATATCGTAAGCATATTTTGAATAATCTCCTCCTACTTTATTTGTAATTTCAACTTTCTGTACAGTTTGTACTCCTTTAACTCTATCTAATAACGTATAGATACTGGGTAAGTTTATTGGTTGATTAATGTTCCACTTTGTTATATCAAAGTACTCTTGTGCTGCAGTTACGCAACTGGTTAGTACATCTCGTCCTATATAGTTAGGTTGTACTATTATATCAAAACTAACTCCTATGTTAACAACAAATGCATCTTTAAGATTTACTGCATCAGTAAGTATCATATACTGAGATAGATACTGTTTTAAGTTTTGTACTAAAGTAGACGATGTATTTATTAAATTCTTATTACTGTCATATGCTAGTGTATACATTGATAAGGATAAAGGGTTACTATCGATTATACTATCTGTAGCACTGTTTGGATTTGTTAACTGATCTTGAGTTATATAGACTTTTGCTATCGATCCGTATTTAGACGGTAACGATAATGCTCTTACTGTATAATCTTGTAAAGTTACTGCTCTCCCTTGTTCATTAAAAGCTCTCATAGAGTTTTGACGTAGATCTTCTACAGAATCTCCGTCTTTTCCTCCTGCTGCAGCATTTGGGTTATTAACTGCTAGACTATACTGATAGGTTGTATCTATTGCTGTTGACGATGATGAATTAACTACAGTTATAGAATTTGCAGGTACATTAGATGCGACGCCACCACCAACAAGATATCTTATAGTTAACGTAGTATTTGATGGAGCTAATCCATAAGCTTGTGTAGATAGAAAGTTAGATGGATCGTATGCATAATCAATTCTACTAATCGCTCCTACGTTTAATCCCAGTCCTACATTAGTTGGGTCTGGGGTAAGTACTGAATCATTCTGACCTGTTATTCCTGCTCCAAACTGTATCGTTAGGTCTCCTGACGAATTTAATCTAGTTATAAACCGTCTTGGAACTCTCTGTAGACTGAGTGCATACTCTACTTGCGAGTTATCCGAAGAGTTATTTCGATCATCTTTAAAGATCGTATCCTGTCCTAAAAACGGAACTTCATACCATACATTACCATTACTGTCCTCTATAGAAGATATACCTACTATATCTGTATCTGATATAGTAATAGTTTTAAACTTCTCAACTGCAGTAACTACTTCTGTAATAGTTTTAAGCTCTCCTGATATAGCTTTTACCTTTTTTGTTAGTAGAAACGTACTTGGAACAGGGATTGACATTATCTGTACTATCGTATCTACTGCTATATCTGTAGGATCGTACGAACTAGAGAAATTAAAATCAACTGGTTTATCAACGAGAAATTTTACATTACCTCCTGTTGTTGATGTTAATGTCATATTAGGTCCTACCCTTAATGCTTGATCCCAATTAGGATTTCCTGCTGGTGTTGCTCCAACTAACTGAGTTACTTCAATATCAACTTCTGATGCTGATGTTACCTTAGGTCTGTAGCCCATCATATAAGCTAGGGTATATAGGTTACTTGGATTCTTTGCATACTGTAGGTATGTTTCCTGTAGTTGCATATCCTGGTAAAAAGATAAAATATCTCCTACATAGGCAGCCATTTCTATAAACATCATACCTGGCGATGTTGGAGAGAAGTCATTATAGGAATCCGGGAAGTAACTTTTTGCAAAGTCTACTAACTGATTTCTATAGTCAGTAAAGTCTTTATTTACATACTTTATATCTCTATCTTGAGTCATTATTGTTGAAAATTAATTACTAGATTATCTTGAACGTTTGTTTGATTAATCTTATATTTAATAGATACAGTAACTAGATTACTATCCTGAAACTGTACTATATCTACATTTATTAGCGTTACATTTGGGAACCAAGTTGACATTCCAGCTCTAATTGACGACTCTACTGCATCAGTTTGATCCTGAGTCATTTGATTAAATAGTAAAGATCTGATGCCTGCTCCAAAAGTAGTGTTATAATATCTCTCCCCGATATCTGTCAGAAAGAAATTAATTATATTTACCTTTAAAGCATCCTGCGTTGTGTAGGTAGAATTAAATACGTTCTTGGCGGAGAAAGGTAGAGCAACACCTACTGCTACACTAGGTTGAAAATCAATAGGATTTATTTGCTGTACGTTAAATGCCATTATGCTAAATGTCTTTGTTTATCTTTTTCTTGAGCTGCTTTATATATTGCTCCTGCATTTTTTATAAAATCAAATTGAGAGATATCTAATCCTGGTTCTGGACCTTGATTATAGTTTGAATAATCCCCGCCGTCTACCATTGGTAAACTTCCGTTAACTATATTTTGATAATCTCCGTTAGACATATTATGTCTAGTTTCGTTAAGTAAGTCCATTATAGGATCTCCTACGCTTGCAGGTTTTGCTACTGTTGGCTTATAGTTTTCGTATCTCGTAACTGTTTGTAATGGTTTAGATGCCGGTTTAACATCTTCAGAAAGGATCTTACCTAACTCCTCGCGAACTGCCTCACTAACGGCTTCCTTGATTAATTTTTTTAATAAATCTAACTTCATATTAATAAATAGTTATGTTATGTAAATTGATTATCTATCTCAAATTTCAATTCATCAAGTAAAACCTGCGTTGATGAACTGAATGATGAATCTCCTCTAAATCTAACTATACCTCCTCTATCTTTTGCAATCGCAAATCGTCTTGGAGCTATTTTTGGTGAATCTGGATCTTGCACTATTTCTAAAGTATATCCTTGGTATTGATAATTTGCATTTGGAGTACCTTCTGATCCTGTATTTTCAGGTGGTTGAGCTGTTGCTAGTATTTGGTTTAGATCTGCTGGTTGTCCTAAGCTACATTGCTGTATAGCTAAATCTATTGAAGTAAGTCTATTTTTCAAGCCAGTTAGTAGTGGTCCTATTGATGAGATAAGTGCCGTAATTGCAACAGCATCTCCTGATAATTTATCTACCGTTTTATTCAATTTTACTAATGCATTACT